CAACGCCACCTGTAGTAATAGTATAAAATGAGTTATATTGAGCATTTACAGGTAATTCTAAGCTTTCTCCTTCAGGAATAAGTATTGTAGCGTTAGACTGCATAAAAGTTTCGTTAGAAGGTGTATTTAAATAAGTTTGCAATCCTTCTGTGTTGTCTATATAGCCTTCAGTACATAAGAAGTGATAGTGTCTAGGTAATTGTATAGAATCACTAAGAGTAACCTCTAACCAAGTAGTACCTGAAGTATTCTCTAACGTTTGCTCTATATAATCTCTTACTAACTCAGATACTTCAAAAGTAGCTTTAGCATTGTTAGGAGTTCTAGTTAGTGTATAAGTAGCTTCTGCAGGAGCTTCTGTCTGATAAGCTAACTCAGTTACTGCTGTAGTTGACGGTGTATATATTAAAGTCGTTACAGGTAAGTCGTTTAACTCGGTTTGACCACCCCAAGCTAAAAAATCTAAATCAGCATCACTTCCATTATTAATATGTAGACCTAAATAAGCGTATTTTGAATTAGAAGGTCTATAACCTAAAAAATCTATTCTTTTCCATTCATTACCTATTTCGTGAGTTAGTGAGCCTTGAATAGATTGACCATAAAAAGCTATAGTTTGAGCACTACCTGTATTACTTTTTACATATATAGATGAACGATAATATCCACCTCCATTGTCATCATTAGAGGGGTTTACACCATTTACAGATAATAAAGCATAACCTGAAGCACCTGAGGCCTGTAACCTAGTAGCTGTTAGAGTTCCGTCAGGAGCAGAAGCATAATTACCTGTCTTTGTTATTGTAGCAGTACTATTTAATGTATTATTCAGGTGTAATTGTGTGTTTCTAATTGCATAATTAGTTCTTTCGTAGTCATAACCGCCACCACCATTGTAGATTCTAAGCTCAGCGGTAACGTCCTCTTCTTGAGCTGCTGTAGTAGCTGCTCTAGTGACCATACCTCCTGAAGTAGCTATATAAGAAGTAGCTTCAATACTATTTTCTAGTTGAGCTCCAAATATATAAATACTATCACCTGAAGTAGCTCCACTAATTCCTGTTATATAGACTCTAGTTTCAAAAGAAGTAGTGTCTACTACGTCAGTTATAGAGATTCTATACCAACCTTTAGAAATATATTCTATAGTTTCTGAGTTAGGAATGTTGGCTGTATTGTCAAAGCCTGTAGAGAAAGTGCTAGTTGATAAGTCAAATTTTCTGTTATATATGTAAGTTCCGAAATCTAGCCTTAAATATCCTGTACTTACTTGACCCTCTTTAACAAAAATGCTAAATGTATATTCTTGACCTGATGTAACAGTTATATTAGTAGCAACCTTCATAAAACCAAAGTTACTACCACTACTCTCTAACCTGTACGCATTTTGATTTCCGTCAGGAGAATCTATACCATTAGATACAGATGCTCCGTTAAATACGCTATAATAAGCGTTATTAAACTCTTCAGAGTATTGCACTAAATTAGTAGACTCAACCTCAGCAGGTCTAGAAGCGTATTGTAAAAATAAAGGACTTCTTAAATTAGCTCTTTGTTTCATTTTATTTCTTTTTATTATTTAATCTTTTTTTAATATCGTCTGCAACGTTCTTTACTATGTCATCTGCAATAGCTGAATGATACTTAGTCATATAACGTTTTTTAGCTAACTCCATAGGTCTAGAGAACCAATGTCTAGCTTCAATACCTTTCCTATATATAGACCTAGCTATAACGTAAGTTAGGTGTTTAGGTAAACCTTTCTGAGCCACCCATTTAGAGATAGCTTTAGTAGGTACTGCAACCTTATCACCATTACGCCCAAATCTATAAGGACTCTTTCTATTCTTTATATAGTTAGACTTACTACCTTGAACACCTTTGTCTAAGAATTCACCGTAAGAGTTAAACTTAAATGTAGCAGAAGGTAAATCACGTCCACCTGTAAAGCGTCCTTTTACGTCACGCTTAAAGTTTTTGTTTACATAAGAACGTATAGAGCCATATAAAGCTCCTGAGCCTTTAGAATCATCCTTAGATAGCTTAGATTTAGCTTGTTGTGTAACATACTTTCTCCAACTATTTAAGACTCTTTCAGCCTTAGGGAATTTAGTTATTTTAAATCCTCCTAGCATAAATCAACACTATTCTTAATAGTTACTGAAAAATCTAAACCTACTCCTGCAAGTTTGTCTTCAAATCTCTCACTAAATAGCTCTACATTAACACTATCCTCTACTTCATATCCGTCTGCATATAGATTACCTCTTAAAAGCTCTTGAGATGTCTTAGTAGCAGCAGCTAACATGGAATTAAGTACATAATGCTCGTTATCATCACCATAGAAAGCGTCCTGCTCTTCTTTTGATTCTCCTACTATATCTAAAAACAATATAGACACGTTTAAATTAGTAGTAGCAGAGCCTATAGAGCCTGTAGTCACATTTACGTGAGCTAAAGGGAATATATTCTGTTTCTGTAAGTCAACCTCGTATAAGTCACCATAGGTAACTGAATTAATAAGAGCGTTAGACTCTAATTCTGTTTTGATTCGTTCTGTTAAGTTAAAAAATGTTTTCATATTATCTATTTCTTCTTCTCATTTGCTGAGCTTCTAGTTCTGTTTTTTCTTTCATATATTCTAAGAACATAAGAGCTGTGAATACGCTCTGAGATGTTACTTCATTAAACTTTGTGACATCACCTTCTGTAAGTGCCCAAAGTGAGTTAAACCACCCCCACTTTGATGAGAATTGTCCTTCTGCACTATAATCGATTTCCTCAGAGTTTCCTTCTCCTTTTTGCTCAAATAAGCTAGGGAATCCATTAGTAATTCGTTCCCTAAATTGTAAAAAAAAACCACCGCACTTGAAATAACGTCAATTGGAGCACCTTTCATAAGCTCCCAAGCTTTTGTACCCTGTTGATAAGGCTCTATGTCGTAAAGCTCCTTAAAACGCTTAGAAATAGGTCTAAACATTACAGCAGCAGCCTTGTGTAAGTCTTTAGTATCTTTTAAGCCTGCCTCTAAGTCAATATACTCACCTAGAGTTAACTCTTCTAAAGAAGGTATAAAACCATACTCTATATCATTCATTTTAAATGTAGGACTGAACTTAGCGTCCTGACTAAGAACTCCTTGTATCTGCTCGTAGATATCTTTAGCATCGTCCATAGGGAACTTAGATACTGTCTGAATATCTATATCACAAAATATCTCAATAGTTTTGAATATTAAAAAGTCCTCATCATTTTCACCATTAGCTATAGCTTCATATTTTTGATACTGCTCTACAGTAATAGCACTTAGATGAGTAGGGATTGATACTTGCATATTCTTTTATTTAAAAACAAAAAAGCCACCACTATAAAGTGATGACTCTTTCACAACAAAAACAAAACAAAATATTTTATTCGAACTCAGCGTGTTCTCCACAATCTGAGCATATATCGAAGTATTTAGCTGTAGCTCTGCAGCAGCCCGACAATATAAGTTCCTCTTCTACTTGGTTTTCCCAAGCTTTAATTATAATTTTTTTTACTTCTTCACTCATAATATGTATTTTTTAAAAGTCTAACCTGTCAATCATATCGTAAATCTCTTGCTCGAAATAGCTCTCTATAGTACAATCATTTACTGATTCACCTATATCGTTATATATAGCTTCTATTTCGACTGTATGAGGCTCAGGAGCATTGTTGTAGTCCCCTAAGTCTCCTCTCTCAAAAGAGAACTCTACTTCGTAGAAGTCCCCTGTAGTGTATTCTAATTCTAATATCATAGTTTTATTGTTTATGCAAATATACATAATTATAACGACATATGCAAGTTTTATTTTATTTTTCTTAGAAACGCCCTAAATCTTTCTCTTCTTTTTATTTCTCTAAAGGCTTTTTCTACTATATCCTTGCTATAATAACGTCTATTATTGTAGATGTTTAGCAATTGATGATTAGTCTTTATTAGTTTAACTTCAAATTTCATTTCAATATGTGTGACAGTATTAACGCAGAGATAGTCAGTATAACTACCTTAACTGCAAATCTAAGATTCTCTTTCATTGTATATTCTTTCAAAATAATATAACTCCTCTAGTATACAGCTAGGTAGTAATTTCTGAACGTATAGCTCAGGATTGTTTATTAGCCATTTATTTAGCTCTGATATGTATTCTAGTCTATTCATATCCCATATATTAGTATAAGCACCGCTAGGACGCTGTTTAATGTCATTAGTAGCCAATATAAAGCAGATACTATGCATATACCTGCTAGAGCCTTATAGAAGCTCTTAGTTCGTTCTTTTTTCATAGTAGTGTACATATATTCTATTTATTGCCTCAGTTAATTCTCTGTCTTGTTTATATAACATTTTACCTTCAGTCTTACTATTACCTATCTCTATTATTAGCTTAACCTTGTTGACTGTTATAGTCTTGTTTAGTCTATTCTTAGTCTTATAGTTCTCAGCTACAGCTATAGGGTATACCCTTAGATGATTACCATTTAACGCCCAAGACATAGCCCTCTGTTCTATTGTCTTATCTCTCATTATCTACTACTATAGTGTTGTCACTTAATATAGATACTTTTACGCCTGTTCTAAGCGTTTTAGTTTCTACTACCTTAGGCTCAGGAGTTAGAGCTCTTAGGAGCTTTGTTATTAGTTGTACTATCTTTCTTCTCATTGTCAAATTGTTTTAAAAAGTTAATTAGGTCGTGTTTTATAATTTATTTTCTTCCACATAAATTTCTTTATATGTAATTCCTTTTATTTTAGATAATCTCTCATCTACATTACCACTAATGTCTTCAGAAACAAGTAGTATATAATTTCCTTGTGCATCTCTTTCTCCACTTGAATCTAATTCATATGCACCACCAACAAAACCTAAAGAGTATTCTTTATTGAAGGCAGTGAACACTTTTTTGTATTGTCCAAAGAATCCCTTCTTGTCGAAGTCTGTTAAAATTATTTTAGTTACTTGTGTCATAGTTGTTTTATTTTTGATAAAGATACTGCTACTAAATCATTCTAGTTGCAAATATATAACTATTTATATATACTATGCAAATAAATTTACGAAAATTTTACGAAAATTATTAATCTATGTAGTACTTTCCTTTATTAGGATTAGCTAATTGGTAAGATACAGCGTATCTAAGTGCATCTAATTGGTGGTCAAAACCATTCTGTAGTGGAGTTTCACTCTTCTTGTCACTCCATTGGTAATTGTTAAGCTCTTTAATAATATTAGTAGAGTTAGGGTCTATAACTAAATGATAGTCCTGTAGTAGTGCTATACCATAGTTTACACTACCTTGCCCTTTAATAGTAGGAACTATATTACAGTAACGCTTGAGTTCTGATATAAGTCTAGGTTCTGCTGAATCCCCCACTATAGTAGAACGTCCTGCAGATTGACTAAATACAACACCTAACTGAGATGTGTTCATATTAGGTTTATTAAGATACTCCTTAACATATATACGCTTATTTGCTTTATCTATGCTTGTACTAAGCAATGTAGAAGGGTCTGTGCTAAAACCAAAGTCAGCTCCAAATACGTCAAGACCTTGAGATACATATTGACCAATACTCCAATCAGTAAATATAACTCCTTCAGCTTTCTCTCTCCACCCACCTAAGATAGTATGATTATACTCAGAAGGTCTACGTTCTTTCATAACGTCCATAGACGCTAAGAAGCTTTCTCCTAGATTCTCTATATTATCTAAGTAAGTAGTATGTATATAAGTAGTATTATCTTTAACTTCATTAGCACCACCGTTGATTCCTGCCTCTTGGAAAAACCTTTGATATATCCAATGTTCTTTAGTCGCAGGGTTTAATACCATTATAACTCTATTCTGAGTTTCCTTAGAACGAATAGAATAGTCTATCTTAGTGAATAGCTCATTGTCAGGTATCTCTTCAGCCTCATCACATATCCACGTTGTAATATTAGATAAAGACTTTAATGCTGCAGTCTGATTCCCTGAGCCTGTCTTAAGACCTTTGAAGTATATAATGTTTCCTGTAAGTCTGTTAGTAATCTCAGTTCTATTGATATCGAAATACTCATCTAGCTCTAACTGCTCTATCTTATCTCTAAACTCAGGTATAATAGAAGTATATGCTGAGGTCATAGTATAACGAGTAAATAATATATTTTGATTAGGCTCAAATGTAAGTAATAGAGCCATAAGGTTGACACTATAAGACTTACCTGAACCACGTCCACCTGTAACAACAAAGTATCTGCTAGGAGAATCTAAAAGAGGTTTATATTTAGGGTTTAGTTCTATCACTACTCCTCTTCTTTGAATCTAATTAAGTTACTTAGCTTAAAATTAATATCTACGTCACCCTTAGTATTGATGTCCATAGTCTGTTTAGGCGTGCCATAAGCATACTTCATCCATAAGTCAATAGCTCTATAGTCACCATTAGCAATAAGCTCACCTAGCTTAGTCATAACGTCCTCTTGGTCTATATGCTCAGCTAGAAGCTCTTTAACGTTCTCTATATACTCTTTCTTTGGTCTACCTGCTCCTTCACGCTTACCACCCCAACTCTCAGAGTATTCTTTTCCCTCTTCTTTTCTTTTACCACTCATTTTAATTATGTTTAATGATATTCCATTTATTTTGATTATCAAGTAAATCTTTAGCTAATTCATTAACCACTCTATTTAAATCAGAGCTACCTACGTACTCAGGAACTGCTGTCATCATAAGCTCTATATCATAATGCTTATAGTTAAATAAATCGTGAGCTAACTCGTGCCACATAACCCAAAGCTTTTGATTATCACTTAAGTATTTCCAAGTGTGAATGTTAATACCTATAGCTATATTAGTATTGTTATTCATACCATAAGCTATGCCTAAGATGTCAGGTCTGCGTATGTTAGAAAACTTAATTCTTATATCCTGATAGTTCCAATCAATCTCTACACCTCTCTTGTTTAGCTCTCTTTCAAACTTAACTACATAAGGTATAAGATCGTTGTCTACAAAGAATGTGTTAGTCTTAGGCTGTGAGTAACCTGTTATAGTTGAAATTAATAAAACGTAAAGAAAGTACATATTTGATTTATCTTGAATTCTTTTATTTAAAAACAATATAAAACATTCTATACCTCCTCTACGTAATTTACTCATTTTCAGATTACTTTTATGCATTTACTATTATTTTGTAGGAATATTCTTACATCTTGATAAAACTAGTATTTAAACTCTAGTAGATTGTCTTGTCTAAAGAAATACTTCATCTCTTCTACATCATTAGCTGAGCCTTCTCTAGCTTTACGTCCACCTATTCTAGATGTACACGACAGCTTCTCTAGGTCACCATATATAATACCGTCTAAGCAATCCCAAAGGATTATCTTTTTAACATCCTCAGACATCATCTTATTAAACTTACGCTTTGCTAGTGGTAAGTCATAAGCTTGTGTTAGGTTTCTGTTTCTACCTTTTACTTCTAGTACAGCTATCTTTACGCCTTTATTGTATATATCGAAGTCTAGGTCGAATCTGCCTTTTTTCATTTTATTGAATCCATATAGCTTACAGAATACCTCTGCTGCTCTATTCTCTCTGTCTATATCCTTTTGCTGTTCAAATATCTTTGCCATAGTTAAACTTTAATTATTTTATCTTTAATGTATTCACCTAATATGTAGTTTTTATTTTCAGATTTAGGGTATTTCTCTACTTTATATTTTAGGTTTTTCTTAGCTAATCTTTTAAACGACTTACTACCTGTAATATATATATATCTATGTTTAGACGTCCTAACCTTTCTATACTTCTCTATAGCATTCTTATCATAGTGCCTTGAGTGTTTACCTTCACCTGCGTATTTATCCGTTCTTTGCTTTGTAGCTCCTGTATATATAAAATTGGTAGCTTGATATATATATCCGTTATGATTTGCACCTGTATCAGCATAAGATACTACTATTTTATTACCTATATTTCTTAAGCAGTAAGAAACAAACTGAGATAACTTTATATTATTCATTCCGTCAACACATAATCTATTTAACTCTAATACATCTTTGGAGAATTCATCACCACAAACACCCCTGCATAATTGATTTGACGCAGGTTTACCAAATGTACATACAGCAACTAATTTATTGTATGGAAACAAGCTTGATTCATCCTCAGACTCTTCATAAACACCAAAAGCGTACATAATATTAGGAATCCTACCTGAGTAATGTCTTGGCAGTAAAAAATCAACCGCTTCTCTATATTCTATTCTTTTAATCATAATTAAGGTGCTATTAAGTGAGTTAAATCAGGCTTAGTAGGAGCTTCGTTCTCTTCTGCATTGCGTGCTCTCATTACTGCTCTGTTCTTAGATAGTCTTAGGTCTGTTATTATAGTATCAAATGAACGTCTTTCTAACTCTAGTCCGCTTACATATATACTTATATCCATTAGTCCCTTAGCTAACTCTTGTAGTTCTTTGTTTTCAGGTTTAGCGTCTAACCAACTCTTAACGATATTTAGAGCTGAGTCCATAGAAGCTAAATACTGAAGCTGTTGAAAATCTTTTATTGGTTTCATATT